TAAAAGCGTAACCCAGAAAGTTACAGTTGATGTAATCATTCAATCAACTGAAAAACCGTCTGGCGAAGGTTTTACTAAAACCGCGCTTATGAAGTCAGGTCTAGATCTTAGCGTTTACGACTCTATTATTATTGATGGTAAACGCCATAACATTGTAGACTATGATGATAATGGCTTTACTATTACAGTAATTATTGTTAAGGAGAGGTAAAATGTTTGAGACTATTCTCACAGACATTCAGTCTGTTTTTGCCTCTGCGGATTGGACTTCAAAGCAGATTGCAATATACCCTGATAACTATCAAGGTACTATTGTAAATCCTGACGAATATTTGCGTATGAACATTATACCCGCAGATAGCAACAACTATGCCTATGAAGGTAGGAAAGTTGTTAGCGGTGTAATGTTTATTAAGATCTTCGTTAAAGCAGGTGAAGGTCAAAAGCGCATTATGCAAATTGCTGATGAACTTGATTCTGTTCTTCAAAATAAGACTTTAACTAATAAAACACAGCTTGGGACTTCCTTTATTACAATGGAAGGGCTTGACCCATCTAATCAATCGCTTTATAGCGCAAGATACACTATACCATTTAAGAAATACGGAGAATAACAAATGGCACACATTTCGACACTTGGCGCAGGTATTTATACATACCTTGACCTTTTCAAAGGCACCATCCCTACTGGCACCGATACCGCTTCGGAAATCGCTGCTCTGTTCGTTGGTTCTGTTCCTGGCACGGCTGACGCAGATCACGTCCGTATGCCTTCTGTTCGCGAATTCCCTTCTGTAGGTACTCCTGCGAACATCGTTAACGTTCCTGTTTACGGCCAAGCAACCTCTTCGCAGGTGCAAGGTCAGTCGGACGCCCCGACTCTGGAAGTTACCGTTAACTACGTTGCTGCTGACATGCAAGCAATTCACGGTCTTGTTGGTCAACAGGTTGCGTTCCGCTTCATGATGGCTGCTGGCCCCGTTACTAAAGACGAAGGCGCAGACGTTACTCTGGCAGTTGAAAACACTGAATTCTACTTCATCGGTAAGATCGAAGCTATTCTGGTGAACCCTGCTCTGACAGACGCAACTACTGCAACCGTTACGTTGTCGGCTCAAACCGACTTCTTCGGTCCTGCGACTATCTAAGTTAGTTTTGGGGGAGATCTTTAGAGGTTTCCCCCTCATCCATAAAAAGAAGTATTACATGACAGATAAACCATTTAGTAAAAGCTTTGTTATGCGTACGACATTTCGTCATATGCGTCGAAGCGTAGACATTAGTATTCGAAAATCATTTGATCGTTTTCAAGACTTTGATGAGGGATCCCGTGAAGGAAAAGAATGTCTAGAAACACTCTCCGTTCTTCATACGGTTCGTAAAATCTTGGATGACTTCCAAGCTGCGAATCCGCACCTGTTCACTGAAAAAGATAAATTGCAATAAAGGAAAAGTATTATGAAACATCTAGTAGGTAAAGTTATTACAAAAGAAGTCTCGTTTATGGATGACAAAGTTGAAGTCCGCAAACTGTCGGTCTCGGAAGTTATGGCTATCCAAGACCTCGTAAAGAAAGCTGCATCGTCTAAGAAAGATGATTCTCAGCTTGGAGTATTGCGTGACGTCCTTCGTCGTGCTGTTATCGGTGCAGAAGAAATGACCGATCAAGAATTTGACTCGTTCCCGTTGGCAGAACTGAACAAGCTTTCTGAAGCTGTTCTTGGGTTCTCTGGTATGGGCGATGGTGGCTCTTCGGGAAACTAACCGATCAGGAAGAAGTAATCTTCGAAGTGGCTTATAACCTTGGCATTCCTGTTTATAAAATTGAGCAGGAAATGCCTTATACAGAACTACTAAAGTGGATTACTTACTTCCGCAGGAGACCTGTCGGATATCGAGAGGACAACCGCACTTACATGCTATTACGTGCGCAAGGTATCAAAGAATCTGCTGAAAATTTATTTCCAACAATTCGTGCTGTTCGAAATTACGAAGACTCTAAAATTGAAGCTGGCAAAGTTATGCCACAAGGTAAGTTCCTTGAAAAGATGCTTAGAGCAAAGAATGGTGATGGATCTGGTTGGGATTTGCTAACAGGAGATAAGAATGGCAAAGCCGATAATCAGCCTTGAAGTTGTTAACTTTGACAAAGAGCTTGCTCGTATTAAACGAGAAGTGGCTGAAATTGGTGCAATGGAAACCCATGCACGTATTGATTATGCAACAGAACAACTACGTATTGTAACCCCTGTAGATACAGGTGAAGCAAGACGTGGGTGGTCTAATACAAAGACTAGAACTATCTTTGGAGAAGCCGCAGGTACTATCCGTAACCCTGTAGAGCACATCGAATATCTAAACAACGGATCAAGTCGGCAAGCACCTAAATACTTCATTGAAGCGGTGCTTCTTACTATTGGCGAACTAACGTAGCCCCTAACATCCTTGCCCTATGATGGCATCTCATTACATCGAGATACTGTTGTAGGGCAATTTTATTAAGGAGGAACACTATGAGTGGTGTAGAAATTAGAGTACGGTCTAATTCGCAACAGGCTCGACAGGATCTTGCAAGACTTGAGAAGTCCGTTGGTAATATCGATAAAACCGTAAACAATGTAACTAAATCTATAGGCCGTTTAGCTGTCGGTCTTGGTGCTGCTTTTTCAGCACAACTAGCTATTAGAAATATTAACAAGTATACAGATTCTCTTATCAATCTTGAAAACCGTATTGCCCTAGTTACAGGCCGTACGGAAGAGATGACACAAGTACTTGGTAAACTATATGAAATCTCTGCTCGTTCTAGAGGCTCTATTGATGGTGCTGCCGAGACGTTTAACCGTTTTGGTCGTTCGCTTCAAGGTACAGGGGCATCTACAGAACAATTACTTCAAGTAACAGAAGCCGTTCAAAAGAGTATTGCTATCTCTGGTTCTGGAGCTGAATCCGCTCGTGCAGCTATTTTCCAGTTGGGTCAAGGTTTGGCTTCTGGTCAGCTTCGCGGACAAGAACTTAACTCCGTGCTTGAACAGGCTCCTCGACTTGCTCAGGCTATTGCGGATTCTATGGGGCAACCTCTCGGTAAACTTCGCGAGTTGGCTGAAGAAGGCAAGATTACAACTGATGTTGTGTTCAAAGGTCTTCTAAAACAAGCGGAAGCAATCAATAAAGAATTTGCAGATCTTGAAGGCACTACGGCACAAGCCTTTGAAGTATTTGGTGATTCTGTTGGTCGTGTAACTGGTGAAATCAGTAAGACACTAGGTTTCTCTTATTTATTCACTGATCAACTAAATAGAATGAGCACTTATCTTCGTGATAACGTTGGTCAGCTAAATAGTATGGCTTTCATACTCAGAGGTGATATTATCACTGGCTTTAGAGACTTTTCTCTTATTGCGGGTGGTGTTGCTAATGTTCTTGGTGCTTACTTTGGTCGCATTGGTGATGCTATTTATCAGCTTATTCTGCCTATGCGTACTGTTAGTGACCAGCTTAAGGCAACGTTGCTATCTCCATTCTTAGAGGCTCGTCAAGAATATCTCAAAATTACAAACAAAATTGGCGATGACATGGCTGATTCTATGATGTCTGGTCTTCGTGGCAAAATCGGTAATGTTTTTAGAGCCGAAGGTCCAGAAGAAATTAGGGCAGCGCTAGATGATTTAGCTATGACGATTGACGGTTATGGTCGTCAATGGTTCAACTTTGGAAACCAAATTACGAACTTTATCAACCCTGCTTTTATTACTATTGAAAGGACTTTGGTTGGTTTGGGTATTCTAGATCAGCGATTGCTACGTTTCCGTAGTGGCTCTTTTGAAGATTTAAACTTTGTTATGGAATTAACAAATCTTATCATTAAAGATCTTGTTAAAAATATTAAAGCTCTAGAAGTTTGGAATGATCTGGTTCTAGGTGCTTATATTGCTGCTCAACAAATTAATCGAGTTATGGGCGCAATAAAATCTGAAATTTCTATAGCTGTAAATAAGATCCAAAAGACGCTTCAATCTATGTTTACAGGGGTTAAAGATATTGCTGAAAAGAACCTTGGTGCTGCATGGAAATCTGTTAAGGGGTATCTTGACTTAATTGAGCGTAAATTCTTCTGGCTTTACGACGAAGTTATTGCTAACTCTTGGTGGACTGACACTATGGAGCAAACTGCAGGTTTAGCACAATACTGGCTAGGTCGTGCTGAAGCCCGTGTACAAAGTTTTGGTAATACTATTAACTCTGTTTATAAAACAATTAGTAAAAGAGCAAGTGGCTTTAAAGAAGCACTTTCTAATTTGTTGCCCTCTGGTGGCGGTAGGAATATTCTTGAAATTGAGATTTCGACAAGTTCTATCAAAGAAACTGCAGTAACTCTTGTTAATACTGCTGTTAATTTTGGTCGTACTATTTCTAGTGGTGCTGCCAATATGGTATCAGACCTATACAAGAAAATCAAAGAAATTGCCCCTGGTATTGGGTCGTATATTGCGTTTGCTGTTACTACTGCAGTTGGTTCTGCTTTTGCACCCAAGCTTTTTGCTCCTCTGCTTAAACTTGAACTTATTGGTCTTGGTGCGATTATTGCAAATGAACTTGCAAGTAACTTTGGACCTGCATTTATTTCATCTGGGTTTTTAGAAGACCTTGGTACAGGTATTGGTCGAGCCGCAGGAAACTTTGCAGCTGCCATTATTGAGAACATTCCTATGATTGTTCAAGGTCTTGTACAAGTTGTAAAAGGCTTTGGGAAGGGTGTTGCAGAAGCTTTTGGTGGTATTCCTGGATTTCTTCTAAGAACAATTAACTCTATTCCTTTCTTTGGAGGGGATGGTCTTATCGTTGGTTTGATCTTTGGTACTGCAGGACTTTCTATCGTTAGCAAGAAATTCCGTGAACTTGCCTTTAATGTTATTCAACCTGCTCTTACTGGTATTATTAAGATGGCAGGTGTTGGCAGTGGTGCTAACTTGTTTGGTGCTGGTCAGGGTCTGGCTTCTCGAATTCTATTTGGTGGTACAGCAGACCCCAAGGCTGTTCTGACACGATTGACTTTCTTTACTGTCGGTGCAACAGCTTTGCTTTCGGGTATTCCTGACACATTGGGACAAGGTATTGCACAGCTTGGTTTTGCTTATTTGACTATGTTTGGTACTCGTGGACCAACTGCGATTATTCAAGATTTGCAGAAAGTTGCAAATGTAGGCGGTAGTGCATTTAGCACAATTATGGCAGGTGGTTGGGGTACTCAACTAGGTGCAACAGCTGCAAAAGCCTTTAATGGTATTAGGTCTATGATGACTATGACCAGCCGAGTAGGTGCTATTGAATCTGCTAAAATGTCAGCTTCTTATGTAGCTTCTTTTGCTCGTATTCGCGGCGCAGGTATTTCAAGTCTTGGCGCAGTTGTCAAGCGTTTTGGTAGAGTAGCACTTATTGCAGGTGCAGCACTTTATGCATTGACTGGAACTGCTGATGCAGCTTCAGAGGAAATGGGTGGTCTTGAAAGTACGATTTCAAAATACTCTGACGTAGGTATTATAGGTCTTTCTATCCTTGGGCCTATGCTTGGTGGACCTCTTATGAAGGCAGTTACTAAGGTTACAGGGTTTGTAGCTAAGTCTATCTCAGGACTTGTTTCAACCGCAGTAGCTACAGGTGCTCGCCTTGGTGGTGCTTTGTTTACAGGTATTATGGCAGGTGTAGGTAGCCTTGCAACCTCGATTGTTACAGCAATTACAGGTGCTTTTGCTGCAATATTCTCTATGGCGGGGGCTATTGTTGTTGGCGCAGTTGCAGCTATTGGTTTGCTTGGTGTATGGATCTTCGGCGAAGGTGATGGTTTCTTTGATAAACTAGGTAACGCTTATGACTCTGTTCGTAAATTCTTTGGCATGGCAGATCGTCGTACAAGAGACGCACGTAACGAACTCGAAGGTTTGTTTGATTTTGATCAGATTGGTGATATTAAGATTAACCTTGCTGCTGAACTTGCTAATGTTGATTTGTCTAGTATTTCTGACGATGATCTTGATCGTTTGATGCGAGTTAGCCGTGAAGCTAATCGTATCTTCGAAGAAGCTAATACAACACTTATGAATGAAGGTGAACTTAGTCGGGCTGAAACACGAAATGTTCAACGTGCAGTTTATGCTGTTCGTGATGAACTTCGTAGAGCACCAGCTGTTCCTGAAACAGAACGTGGACGTAATCTTGGAGATAGCCTTAAAACTATTCTAGGTGGTATCGAGTTTATTGGTGGCCGTACTAGTCAAAGTCTAAATCCGTTTGGTGATGTTCTAACTGAATCTGAACGTGCTGCCCTAACACGCGCTCAATCTCAGGCTGATGAAGGTCGTTTATCAGACGCTATTTCAACTATTCTCACTTCTGAGATGCGTCCAATGCTTGAAGAAAGTGACCAAGGTCGCGCACTTGTTGAATTGATGGGCCGATTGATGGGTGTATTGGATGCTGGTGCTTTGGATCGTATGAGCCAAGAAGAATTCGTTACTTTCTCAGAAAGCGTTTCTGACTTCTCTCGTCTAATTAACCAATTTGGACGTGGTGTAGGATTTAACGAAGTTGGTGCGGGTGTACAAGCTTTTGGTCGTGGCGGTATTGGCAATGATACAGGTCTTGCAGGTGAGCTAGCGGGTATTCTTCAGACAGTTGCTCGTGAAAATGCTCGTCAAATCTTGCTTGAACAGCGTCAAGCTAAGCTAACTAATGCAGAAGAAATTTTGACAAAAGTGGCAGATTTCGGTGTTGATATTGAACCTGAAGAACTTGCAAGACGATTTACAAATGCGCAGCTAGATGCCTTTATTGAAGCGGGTAATAATCTGATAACCAATATGGATATCTTTGATCAAGCTCCAGAAACACTGGCTGGTTACACACAAGAATATCTTGATCGTCTGAACCATAATGCAGAAATGTATGCTAACGTTCTGAATCATATTATTGAACAATCAGTTCCTCAAGAAACAACTGATGAAATTCAGAGCCGTCTTGAAGGCTTGCAGTCTCAGTTAGATTCTGTAGGTATCTCTGGTTCTCTTGCATTTGATCCTATGGTTGCTTCTGTTGCGGCTCTTAGCGAAGAAGCTATTTACCTTGGTGGTGAATACGAAAGAATGCAAGGCAAAATTAAGAGTATTTCTCGTCTACAAAGACAACTTCTTGAAGACGAGTCTCTTAGTGCGCAACAACGCAGAGACATTACTGTAGAAATTGGTCGTCAACGTCAGTCTCTTGAAACTATGGTTGAGCTTAACAACCTTGCTTATCGTATTGAAGCAGACCGTGTTGGTTTGATTGAAGACGCTATGAGTTCGGTAGATAATGCAATGCCTCTGGAGCGTATTTTGGCTCTAGATGTTAGCACAATTAACAAGATTGTTGCTGCTTCTGCGGCTGTACAAACCTTGTCTCTACAACTTCAAAGTATTGGTGCCTCTGGTGCTAATGTCGATGTTGGTATTCGACGTGCGCTTGAAAGACGTTTGCAGGAAAGCCAAGAATATCTTAACAGTGTAATGGGCGGTTTTAGTGACAACGATGATAAGAGTGGCGGTAAAACAGAAACCTTCTTGGAGAAACTTTCTTCTGGTTTGTCTTCTGCAGGGTTTAGTGCGTCTATTCAAGAAATCGGTGCGCTTTCTCAACGTCAAATTGATCAGTTGACTATTGCTGTTGGACGTTACAACGATGCTCAAAAGGCATTGAATAACTCTGCACAGAGTGAGTCTGTTATTCGTGCTAATGCTCTTAGAACATTGGATGAGCAACGCGAGCGTATGGCAGAAATTCTTGCCAGCGGTACTATTCTGGGTATTCAGAAAGCACTAGAAGGTATGGGTTCTCAACTTGATATTGCATCTTTGGTTGGCCTTACACCTGAACGCTTCCAGTTTGCTGTTGAAAATAGTTTGCGTATTGCAGAACTTCGTAAGAACATTCTAGATACTGCGGGTACTGATCTTGCTCTGGCAAGAGAAATGAACCTAGAGCTTGAACGCCGTATGCAACTTGAACAAGGCATGACCGACACAGCACGTAGCTCTACAGATGCTATCGCTGAGTCTATCAAAAAGAACCTTGGTGAAGTTATCCGTGGTGCTCAAACACTTGGCGAAGGGATTATAGGTGTTCTTGATACTGTTACTGACCGTATTATTGACACTGTTCTTAATTCTTTTGTTGACGCAATGTTCCAAGCCTCTGGTATGAAAGACATGTTTACAAACTTCTTTGCAGGTTTGTTTCAGTCTGGTCAGTCAATGGGTCAGAAACTAGGTCAAACCGTTGGTCAATCTATCACAGGTAGCCTTGAAGGTAGTATGACTGGTGGTGGCTGGATGTCTAACATTATGGGTTCTGTTGGTGGTCTGTTTAAGAACATCTTCGGTTTCCTTGGTGGAATGGGCGGCGGCGGCGGTATGTTTAGCAGCCTATTTGGATTGAGCTTTGGCTCTTTCTTAGGGTTTAGCGAGGGCGGTATCGTACCAATGATGGCAGGTGCTAAAGCTGGTGTAGACTCTGTTCCTGCAATGCTAACTCCTGGCGAAGTCATCTTGAGTACTGATCAAGTTAAAGCACTTGGTAAAGGCTCTAATGCAGGTAATAGTCAAGTATTTAATTTGAATATTACTGGAGATGTATCTCGTCAAACACGCAAAGAAATCGTCAAGTTGATGCCTCAGATTACTCAAGGTGTTAACACCAACAACAAAGAAAATAATAGACGATAAACAACTTTTTGGGTCGCCCTTCGGGGCGGCCTTTTTTACCAAAACAGTCAGCTAATTTTGCCCAAAAAAGCCCAAAAAAAGTGAGAAAATTAACGCATCTATAATAGAAGAAATCCAAATAGAGGAGAAACCAAATGGAACTTCTGATCGTCATTATCGCTATCGCTGGCTGGGCTGCTATCGGTAAAATGACTTACGACATGGCTAATTACCAAGACCGCAACCCGTGGGTCTGGGCAATTCTTGCTGTGTTGTTTGGGCCACTAGTAATGGCCTATGTATTTTACAACGGTAAATACAAATACTAAAAGCTTTGGGGTGTGCTTTAAACACCCTAATCAACCTTCATCCAAGTGGAATCCAAGAGGAATATAAAATGAAGACTATCACAAACATCATCAAAATCGTAATCGTAATTGCTCTGTTTGCTATTCTTGCAGTATTGGCGAATATCGTTGTTAGCGGTTTGACCGCTTTGTTCGGTATCGTTGCAATCATTGCATCTGGCATCTGGACCGTAATCTTTTACGTTACTATGACCTATATCTCGCTTAAGATTGTAGGTGCAATTGTAGAGTTTGCTATTATCAAGAAGATATTCGCAAAATAATAGCTGACCTTAAAGCCCTAGAGACTCCCTCCCTGTCTTTAGGGCTAAACTTAAAGGAAACTTTAAATGACAATACTAGGCATCTTCTTAGCCGTTCTAATTGGTCTATTGATTAGATCAATCATCTCTAAAAAGTTATGGGGAAACAAAATCTATCGAACACCTTGGTGGGTAATTGTTTCTTTCTTTATTCTTTCTGGAACCTATATGCCAAGTGCTATATTTGGTTTAATGGGTTTGTTTATGTACGACATGATAAGCTATGCTGTACCTAGCGACAATGTATCTAGAAAGATAATTAAAGGTATCCATGAACATCTAACAAAAGGAATCAAAGCCAATGCTTAAGAATATTGCAAGTGGGTTTGGAAAGGGTATCGGTGAGTCTTTTAACATTGTTAAAGACGTAACTAATGTAATATCTGAATATCTTCGTAGTGAAAAAGGCCAACACTTTATGGCTAAACACTTTGAAGTAATTTATGAAGAAACTCAACCTTATGAAGAAGTGTTGATGGAAGCTCTAAACGAAATGAAAGGAAAATAAAATGCTACGTGGTGCTGTTGATAAAACCGTCATGCATAATCTTTGCAATCAAGCAGAGGTGGCACAAATTAACCGTAATAATCCGTTCTATGTTGGAACTGTAAAAGGTTATAAATTCTACGAATGCCCAATCTATGGGGATGAACGTCCGTTGCTTGTTAAAGACAAACTTAATCGCTATGGTTATAGCTACTGGTGTGAACTTCCTGAAGGAGAAATCTAATGAACTACGAAGACCAACTGCAGTACGAGAATGATGATTACGAGTATTACAGATGGCTTACGAGTGTAAATCCGTTTTTTGTTATAGACGGTGAATATCAAATCAAAGGAATGGAGATTTTCTAATGATGACTGCTGCTATGTGTCTTGCATTAAATATGTTTTTTGAAGCAAGAAATGAGTCATTGATTGGGCAAGTAATGGTAGCTGAAGTAACTCTAAATAGAGTAGTAGATGCGAGATTCCCTGATACAGTCTGTGAAGTCGTCTGGCAAGATAAACAATTTAGCTGGACACATGACGGTAAAACAGATAATCCTAATAAACTGCCCCATGTTGATCGTGAGGCTTGGAGATGGATAAAGGTACTAGCCGATATACTTCTCGAAGAACCAGAGTACCTAACCAAAACAGGTGCTTTGTACTAT